TAGTATTCTGTAGTTGATAGATCGACTGCGTGTACTTTTTTTCTAGAAATTTGTTGAAGTCATTAGTATCAAGCGGCCAATCGTAATAAGGATCAACAACGTAATTACTAAAATAGACTACCCAGTCATAAGTGGGATCGCCATATACACTCTGTGCAACCATATCAGGTCGCATTCCTTCTTTTACGATGTATGGATAAAATACTGACTTCTTTTTAAACACATCTGAAAGGATTGCCGACTTGAGAATTATGTTTCTGCAAGTGATCCCATTATAAACTATGCTTGGAAAGTTAGAAAAATATGGCATTATTATAATCCCCGCGCTACTTTCAGATCATGAGCCCAATCAGTAACAAATTCTTTCATGTCTCTCATGTCTTTATTATAGTTGCCGGTAAAACTTTCTCGCGTCTTCATATCTATTTCGGCAAACGTTAAAGTTAGATCAATGATAGCAGGAAGACCATTCTTAAAGAAAGCATTTCCGGCCGCTGCGTTATTAATTTGCATGTCTGTTAAGAAAGAAGGATCCATTTTTGGATAACCCATAACTTTGCTAGTTTTATCATCGTAAGAAACGGTGAATAGCATTGGATAATCTAATGCAAACGAATTAAAATTTTTATTATAAGTTGGATGCATTGATTGTCTAAGAATGATTAATGCTGATTGAATATCAGCGCTTTCACCTTCATTTCTTGGAGTAAGTCTAAATTGATAAGCAATTTGTCGTAAGTTCATTCCATTGAATAGAAGCGCTGTTTTTGGATTCTTAACAGCTCCCAAATAGGCACCTGCGTAAGGTGCAGCAGCAGCTGCAAGACCCCCGAGTCCTGCAGACTTTTTAGATATACTATCAATCTTACCGAACAACGCAGAAACAGTAGCTACACTCCCAACAACGCCAACTGCAACTGTAGCAATTCTATCTCTTACGTCAGAATCCCCCCAATTTAATGCCGTGTCTAATGCGTTTCCAACAATACCAAGATCATCGGGGGAAGTTGAAGAAGAATAGTGATCGCTTGGAAATTGAACAGGCAGAGGTAAGTCAAGTGTAAAAAGTGGTTCTATCTTGAGAGGATCAGACGGCCGAGTTCTTTTGTACTCAAACGCATTTATCTTTGTGAAGTAGTCAGCAGTAGTTAACTTCATGCCCGAATGACCATTTGTGACTTGCGAGTCCGGCATCTTAAGTTCCCTTATAAATAGTTCATATATATTTATAGAGAAAATTGATGTCTTATAAAGGAAGATTCATACCTAAGCAGCCATTAAAATATGCTGGTGATCCGAATAATATAATATATCGTAGTTCGTGGGAACTTAAGATGATGAGGTATTTCGATAGTCATCCAGATGTATTACAGTGGAGTTCAGAAGAACTAGCAATACCATATCTTTCTCCGGCTGATAATAGAATGCATAGATATTTCCCAGATTTCATTATACAAATGCGTGATAAGAATGGTGAAATATTAACTATAATGATTGAAGTTAAGCCTTTTATTCAGACTATGGAACCTAGGAAGAATCCAACTCATCCACGTAGATATATCAAAGAAGTTTTTCAGTATGGAATTAATCAGGCTAAATGGAAAGCTGCTAATGAGTATTGCAGAGATAGGAATTGGCAGTTTAAGATTATGAGCGAAAAAGAGATAGGCATCAAGTAATGGCTCAACTATTTACTGACATTCTTGAAAAGGGTAGGCAGAACTTTGCTAGACCAGGATTTATAGATTCGCGTGACTGGTTTCGCGAGACTGCTAGATCCATTTCGAGGATAAACGAGAATAAACTGATTAATAATAACGCTGAACTCCAACGGCGTATTCCAATGCCGGGATATATGTATATGTTCGTGTATGACGCAAAGCATAAAGATACGCTCCCATACTTCGATAGGTTTCCTCTTGTGTTTCCATTCTCCGTGCAGAACGATGGATTCATGGGAATAAACATGCACTATCTTCCACATCTTCTTCGTGCTAGGTTAATGGACTCACTATACAACTTAGCAACTAATAATAAATTCGATGAAAAAACTAGACTGAGAATGTCATACGACCTTCTTAATAGTGTTTCTAGAAGCAAATTAGTTGCACCGTGTGTTAAGAAATACTTGTATTCTCATTTAAGAACTAGGTTTCTTTTAGTACCATCAAATGAATGGGACATTGCTTTATTCCTACCACTTGAAAGATTCAACGTAAATAAGAGAACCGTCTTTAACGACTCTCAGAAAATGACAAGAAGACTATAATGGCATTCAACATAAAAGACATGACGTCGGCTATCAATAGGAGAGGGGGGCTCGCGAAGCCTTCCCACTTTTACGTTATGATCTCGAAGGTGCCTAAAGCACTTCAGGGAATGAGTTACCCAAAGGAAGCACACTTTTTCTGCGACACCGCAGCGCTTCCTGGATTTAATTTCTCAACACAAACAGTTAAGCCAATTGGTTACGGAACTAGTGAAAACAGACCACACGACACCTCGTTTAATCCAGTCGAAATGTCATTCTTAGTAGACTCAGACGGTAAGGTTCTCGACTTCTTTCAGAAGTGGATATCAATGGTCTATAACTTTAGTGTTGATCAGGGCGGAGTTATGCAAGGGTCTAACCTAGCTTACGGCGAGTTTGCTTATCCAGAAGAATACGAAGGTGTTATCGAAATTCACTTCTTAGATCCAGTCGGCGGCCCTAATGGTCGCGAGATAATGAAGTATACATTAACAAGAGCTTTTCCAATGACTCTTGGAAACATCAACGTTGGTTGGGAACAAAACGATACTCTCACCAGATTACCAGTAGCTTTTGCATATAACAATTGGGATACAAAAGCTATTCCGGCTTCGACTATGGACAGTGCCGAAGCGCAAAGACTTCAAGCTTCCAACAATGCAGAAAACCGATTTAACGCAGGCGGTTCTTTTGCGTTCGGATTAAACCTTCTTCAAAATGGTAGAAGAAACCCATCAGCGCTAATTTCAGGAATTGACGCGTTTGCATCATCACTTAGATAATGGAGTAATTTATGCCTTTACCAACTATTAAACACCCCGTATTCAAAATCAGCGTGCCATCTACTGGTGCACAGATTTCATATAGACCTTACACAGTTCAAGAAGAAAAGCTTCTTCTAATTATGAAGTTGTCTAATGATGTTGATGAGATTATAGGAACCATCAAGCAAATCATCAATAACTGTGTTTTTGAAGACATCGATGTTGAAAAGTTCGCGATGTTTGACATTGAGTATCTTTTCTTAAACATTCGTAAAGTGTCGGTCAGTAACATTATTGAGTTAAACTATAGCGAAGAGATTGATAGTAAAGTGGTTCGCGTTCCATTTAGTGTTGATATTGAACAAGTGAAAGTCAAGTTTAATCCTGAGCATTCAAATACTATCAAGATTAACGAAGACATGGGGATTAAGATGAACTACCCCAGTGTGACTCACATGTTAAAACTCGAAGATATGATTCAGAAAGAAGAGTTTAATAGCTCTAAAATTGATGAATACATCTACGATGTATTCTTAGAATGTGTTGAATCAATTTATGATGCTGATAAAGTATACAATCGTTCAGAATTTACGAAAGATGAACTTAATCAATTCATCTCTTCGTTACCTGCTGATACGATGAATCATATTCGCAATTTTTTTGATACTCTACCATCATTAGAACACGAAGTTATTGTGGCTATGCCGAGTGGCGTTAATAAGACTGTTGTGATGAAGGGCCTAAAAGATTTTTTTATATTCTGACCGGATACAGTAGTATTTCGGTCTATTATAAAACAATGTTTTCTATGGTTCAACACCATAAATATAGTATGTCGGATTGGAATGATATGTATCCCTATGAAAGGGATCTTTTTATCGATATGTTAGCTAACTATATAGAAGAACAGAATCAGAAGAAGTAATAATGGCTATTAAACAGACAGGCGAACAGATTCTTGAACAGCTGATGCGCGAAGGTGGTCCGCGTGCACAACAAGCTGCTGCAGCGGCTATGCAAGATCTGAAGATCGGTCTGTCTAAGACCATGAAAGATACGCTCGAGACTGCTCAAGCTACTGGAAAGATAACAAAACAAACTGCCGTATCTCAAAAAGAAAGCGTTGAGATCTCCAAAGTAGCTAATCAAAACATTAAAGACTTAAAGTCTGGGCAGAAAGAACTTATAACTCTTACTAAGCAAACTAATGGTTTTCTAAATAATCTATTATCTGCAAGCAATAAGTATTTTGAAAGCAATAATGAGTTTCTTCAAAACTTATTGTTAAGAAATTCACTTGATAGTAATAAACTAAACGATAAGTTGGAAAAGCTTTTTGATAAGCAAAATCGTATTCAACCTAGTCAGATTGCTCCTATTACAAATACTGGTAATGGTGGCGGTGATGATGGTGGCGGATCAACTATCGCAGATGCTGTTGCAAAAGCTATAGGATCCATCGCGGCAGCTTTCGGAACTGTGAAGACTGCAAAAGTAATTTTTGGTAGAGGTGCGGGTGCAGAACCAAAAGCCCCTACTCCCGCAGAAGAAGTACCAAAGCCAAAACCTAAGAGGGTTACTGGTGTAGAATCTGATACAAAACCACGAGCAACTGATATAGCAAAAAAGACAACACCTAAGGGGGTTACTGGTGTAGAATCTGATACAAAACCAACCGCAGCTGATAAAGCAAAAAAG